TCTATTACTTGTAAACAATCATGAATGTATGCACGGTAATACTCCGATTGTAATGCATGATGATGTTGCTGAACGCATTAGTCTTGTGTGTTATCTGCGAGAAAAGATGCTTGAACTTGGGAGCAAGGAGTATGAAGATCATCGATTTAATTATGTTGAGTGCCGTAGAAAAAACAAAGAACACCCACTACAACGAAAACTCTGGAACGGAATCAGTCCAGGAATGTGGGAAGAACAAGAATGGTATGATTACTTGGAGAAACATGGCGGTCGAGAAATGGTTGCCAAATACCATTCAGAAGCGTATAATAAAGCGTCTACCCTAGAAGATTTATTCGGATAATTTATGAAAATACTAACTGTTGTTCACGACTTTAATAACTTCGGTGGCATCATTTCTCACACTGAGCAATTGATTGCTGGTTTCAAAGATCTTGGTCATGAGACTGGATTTGTTTACCTGCGCTCTACAAAAACTGGTGGCAAGTTCTCAGATGACTATGATAAAGAAGGATATGATATTGGTGTAGGAACTGGGCTTCCAGTCCACCAAGGCAAAGGATGGCGCGGTGAATATCTGTCGTTCATCAATGATGACGATGTGAATAAGTTTGTTAATCTTGCTAACAATTATGATGTTGTTATTTGGCAATCTATCTTTGGCTTTAAGTGTCAGGATTCAGAGGGAAAACAATCATGGCTAAGAATGTTCAAGGACGTAAAGGCGAAGCACGTCGTAATCGTTCACGATGGCAATTTACGCAAAAACTATCCATGGATTCATCATCTTCGTCCATATATCGCAGCGTTGGCTTGCGTTCATCCGAGCGCATTCAATCAAGCAGAGGCAATGAACATTCCTCGTTTGTTGATTTTGAACCCTCAGGATATCTCCAGAAAGCGCGGAACATCTTTCGATGAGAAAACAAACACCATCTTCTCGCTTCAAACGTTCAAGCGTTGGAAGCGTGTTGATGACCTCGTAGCAGCAGTTCCATACATTCATGGTAGAGTTATACTTGCTGGTGATGGTATTGAGCGTGCTTACATGGCATCAAAAGATAAGTGTAAGCCAGAATATTATTGCACATTTGATCGCGATCCGCAAGCAGGTGAAGAGAGAATCAATCACCCAATCTGGATCAATGCTTTGAATGTGGGGATGCAATACATTGGCTTTGTGTCTGAACAAAAGCGCGATGAGATTCTCAGTCGCAGCAAGTTCTTGTTAGATCCTTCGTGGTCTAAAACTTATGGCGAACACTTTAATCGTGTTGTCATTGATGCGATGCTTATGGGCGTTGTTCCTATTGCTCGTAATCTTGGTGTGTCTGATAACGAGAAGGGCATCGGTCTACTCAAGCCTGGTAAAAATTATCTCATGATTCCTTGGGATGCAACACCAAAACAGTTTGGTGATCTCTGTAATAAATTCCTTGCGATGGAACCGTTTGATTATGGCAAGATTGTTGCTAACAACTGGGAATTCGTCAAGCAATTTGATCGTAAAGAAATCGCGTCGCAATATCTTGCTCTCGCATATCATACTTGCGAAGTTAAGGTTGGTAAATATGATGAAAGTCTAAACGACACAGTTGATTCTGTTTGGAATGGACACTTTAAATTTAATGAGAAACTAAACGTAGTCAGCACGTTAGAAGATCTTTTCGGTTGACTATATACATAGTGGTTGAATTTTATACTCTGGAGTTAATATGCAATTAGAAGTAAAAGTAGAAGAACTACGAAAACATAAACTATTCGTAGCCACGCCAATGTATGGCGGCATGGCTCATGGCATGTATCTAAAGTCTTGCCTTGACTTACAAACGCTTTGTGCAAATTATGGTATTGAGATTCGTTATTCGTTTATCTTCAACGAATCTCTAATCACTAGAGCACGCAATTATCTTGTCGATGAGTTCCTTCGCGCAGAAGGATTTACTCATTTGCTTTTTCTTGACGCTGACATTCACTTTGATCCACGTGATGTGATTGCACTTCTAGCCTTAGATAAGGACGTTGTCGGTGGTCCATATCCAAAGAAGTCAATTAAGTGGAGTGCAGTTAAAGATGCTGTTAAGAAATTCCCAGATATTGAAGCAGGTGAATTAGAAAAGGTTGCTGGCGATTTCGTATTCAATCCAGCACCAGGCACTGAGAAGTTCTCTGTCGCCGAGCCAATTGAAGTTCTTGAAATTGGCACTGGTTTCATGATGGTGAAGCGTGCAGTATTCGACAAGTTCAAGGATGCTTATCCGCAACTTCGCTACAAACCTGATCACGTTGGTCAAGCCAACTTCGATGGCTCGCGCTATATCCATGCATACTTTGATACAGTAATTGACAGCAAGGAAAACGGTGGCTTCGGTTCAGATCGTTACTTGTCTGAAGACTACATGTTCTGCCAGTGGTGGCGTCGTCTTGGTGGTCAGATTTGGCTCTGCCCATGGATGCGTACACATCATATCGGCACCTATGCATTCACTGGTGATATGCCAGCAGTTGCTAACTACGTCGGCACACTCTAATATTGTATGATTGTAGGTCTTGTTGGCTTCATCGGAGCAGGGAAAGGCACAGTCGCAGATCTCTTGGTCGAACGACATAACTTTTTCAAAGAAAGTTTTGCGAATAGTGTGAAAGATTCTTGCGCTGCTGTATTCGGTTGGGATCGTGCCATGCTTGAGGGAGACACTCCAGAATCTCGAGCATGGCGCGAACAACCTGATCAATGGTGGTCTGACAAATTCGGTAAAGAATTCTCACCAAGACTCGCATTACAACTTATGGGCACAGAGGCAGGTCGTGATGTATTTCATCCTGACCTCTGGGTTCATACTGTGCTACGTCGCTGCGAACAAGCACCATACAACAATTATGTTATTGCTGATGTGAGATTCCCAAATGAAATCAACGCTATTAAAGATTCTGGGGGAGTTGTTATTCGTGTTCGTCGTGGTGATGATCCTGAGTGGTATACTCTTGCTAGAGAGTGCAATGTATACAATAAGTTAGATATAATGCGTAATGCGTATCCAGAAGTTCATTATTCAGAGTGGGCTTGGATTGGTGCACATTATGACATAGTGATGGACAATAATTGTTCATTAGATGAGTTGAAAATAAGAGTTGACAAAATCGTTGATTCTTTGTATAATAATCATGTTGAAGCAAATGAGGTTCTAAATTATGAAACTTTCTGAGTCTACTGTGAACGTGCTAAAGAATTTCTCTGGTATCAATCAGAGTCTGCAATTTAAATCAGGCAATATTCTTCGCACCATCTCCCCAATGAAAACTGTTTATGTTGAGGCTACGGTCAACGAAAACTTCTCGAAGGAGTTTGCGTTGTTTGATCTCAATAAACTTCTTGCCAAGATCTCTCTGTACAAAGATGCAGAGTTGGACTTCAGCGATGACCGTGTTGTGATTGCAACGCAAGACAAGAAGCGTTCCGATTATATCAAGTATTGCACTGCCAAGGTTATTGTAACACCACCAGAAAAGCAGATTACTCTCGGTAGTGTTGACTGTTCTTTCGCGCTGACGCAAGAAGATCTTGAGTGGATGCGTAAGAGCGCAGGTATTTCTGGCTCACCGAACTTTGTGTTTGAGTCAGATGGTGAGAAGATCTATTTCATCGCAACTGACGTGAAGGATGATTCTTCTGATCAATCTAAGATTGAAATTGGTGTTAGCGATAAAGCCTTCCGCGTAGTCATGAAAGTTGAAAATTTCAAGATGATGGACGGTTCCTACGATGTTGAGGTTTCTCGTCGTGGTATGGCTTGCTTCTCTAATAAGAACGCAAGCATCAAATACTTCATCGCGATTGAGGCTGCTAACTCTACCTTCGGAGAAGAATAATGGCACTTGATAAAGTAAAGGTTTTGGGATGCCTTCAAGAAATCTCAAACTCACTCACTCGCATCGAGGCTGAGCGAGATCTTATCAAAGAGATTCTTCAGAAGATGCAAGATGAATGTGAGATCCCCAAGAAGTTGTCTCGTAAACTGGCGAAAGTTTACCACAAGCGTAACTATGAGGAAGAAGTTGCAGAGCAGAGCGACTTCCAAACCATTTACGAAAACGTGGCTAAATAAGTCTATTGGGGTGCAATACTCTAGATTGACGGCACTATCCGCCAGACTGCTCGCCGTGGGAACTCACCGTCCCCACCCCATCTTCTCTTTGTGGAGTTTATATTATGGAACGAAGAAAATTCTTTAAATTCCTTGGTCTGAGTACAGCCGCTGCAGCAGGTGGTGCTGTTACTGCTGCATCTTTAGTTGCTTCAGGTAGAAAAACTGATGCAGTAAAACAAATTGAAGATCTCGGTTATTCTTCACTTACTATTAATCAACTGTATGGTAAAGAAAAAATGAGACTTTCTTCCGACTACACTTTAGGTATCGGAACAACTGCACCAGAAAAAAAATTAAAAACAGTAAGTGTTTCTATGACTGCTGGTCCTGATGGCGAATTATATTTGAAAACAAATGGTAAGTGGCGTAAAATAGTCACTGAATAATTGTTATGAGGTTTTATTATGATGGATGCATTGTGGGTCGAAAAGTATCGACCGAAAACTATTGCGGAGTGTATTCTTCCTGACGAATACAAAAGCACCTTTCAATCCTATGTAGATCGCAAGGAGATTCCTCATCTCCTTCTCTGCGGAACCGCTGGCGTTGGTAAGACTACGGTCGCCAAAGCAATGTGTGAAGAAATTGGCTGTGACTATTTGATGATCAACGGCTCTGATGAGTCAGGAATTGACACATTCAGAATGAAGATTAAGAACTATGCGAGTTCTATGTCTTTGACTGGTAGCAAGAAAGTTATCATCATCGACGAAGCAGATTATCTGAATCCAAACTCAACTCAGCCAGCGATGCGTGCTGCGATGGAAGAGTTTGCGCATAACTGTACCTTTATCATGACTTGTAATTTCAAGAACCGTATCATTGAGCCTTTACACTCACGATGCGCAGTGATTGAGTTTAAACTCCGCAAGGAAGAAAAGCCAAAGATGGCAGCAGCATTTATGAAGCGTGCTGCTGAGATTCTTAAGGCAGAAAAGGTGCCGTTTGAGACTGCGATTCTTGCTGAAGTTGTTAAAAAATACTTTCCTGACTATCGTCGAGTTCTAAATGAACTACAGCGTTATTCAGTTAGCAACAAGATCGACGCAGGTATTCTAACCAATCTTGCTGATGTATCTATTGGTGAACTTGTGATTGCGCTGCGAGATCAAAACTTCAGTGCGATGCGTAAGTGGGTTGCTGACAATGGTACAGATGATCCTGCGGTGTTGTATCGTAAGATCTATAACAGTCTTTATGACATTATGGATAAGTCTACGATTCCGAATGCAGTTATCATCCTAGCCAAGTATCAATATCAGTCAGCATTTGTTGCTGATCAGGAACTGAATCTT